TTTTTTTTTGTAGATTTTTATGTATTTATATATATGTATTTATTTTAAAAGAAAAGAGCTTTCTAGCTCCCATTCCAACCGTGTGCCGGGGGATTAGCGTCCGTCCATATTGTGAGTTTCCTCACTCAGGGTACTCAAGAAGGTATGCTTATCTTGAGCAGCGTCACAGTCGTCGAAATGGGTGCCTTCATGCTCGGATATTTCGCTGAAACCAAAAAGCCATTCTTTCTTGTCGACAACATTCCACTCAAGGATAGCCGCCAACCAGTGTCTTCGCATGACCTCGAACTCAAAGGGGAACTGCTCCATTCCCACTTTCACGAGCGCCTGATTCACTTCTCTAAGAAACTTTCTGTAAAACCCACGTCCATGCGCAACGGCCTCCCGAAGCGCAGTGCCTATCTGTTCCGACAATTGTTTTTCTTCGTCGGGGCAAACTCTAAGCCAATTCGTTAGCTCGTAGATCGCATTAGGATCAATGGGATCCCAGATTGCATCCGGAAATTCCCAATCTGGTCGCCAGGAGCGCTTCAGAAATCTGAGGTCCTTAACCGCCTTCAATGACTGCTCGGTTTTCTTATCTGCCGAGGTATATTCGATGCCATAATTAGCAAAGAATGCCGTCAACGTTGCCGGGTTGAACCATTCACATATCGTCGGCGATATCGAATAAACGTTATCGTCTCCATAGATCCAGTCCTTCACGAGCTTATCGTAGTCCTTCAATGATCGGAACTCACTCCTTGCGGCTGACATACTGGCGAACGCAATTCTCAGGTAGAACGCGCCGACAATAGTATTCAAGACAACTGTCAAACAGTTTCCGGATGGATTACCTTGCGACTTTCGATGCAGGCAGTCCATGACTATTTTGGTGGTATGTGTGAATTCCGAGGCTAAGATTGCCATCGCCCGCCTAAGTTCTTCCAAGTTGAATTCCACTTCTTCAACTACCTTCTGTCCAAACTCAGCGGTTCTCTGCACCGTCAGTTTCCGTTGCCATTTACCAATCAAGTCCATCGTTTCTCCAATGCAATCCGGGTCCAGCGTTCCATCGTAGGCACCATAGTCTCCATCTCCACCGTAGTCAGATATTCGTTTCATATCTCTCAACAGACCACCCCAAAGGGATGCGTGAGTATCAATTCCGACTGCACTATAAGCCATTCCGCAATTTTGGTAAAAAGCGGCGGTAAAGTGCAGCGTCAATATCCGACTGACGATCGTCATGTCAACTTGTCCCATCGTGAAAATCCGGGTGTTCACTTTCTTGATCTTGTCTAGCGGTCTGCGCTCGTCCTTTAAGCAATCCTCCCATATCCAAGCGGGTCTCTTTCCTTCTTTGACTAATTTTATTGCTCTCCACACTGCTTCATCCAATTCTGGTTTCATTGCGTAAAGCGCCTTTCCAACTGGCCATTCAGGTCGATGTCCTTCTTCTTCTGGTGCTGGGTTGATCATCTTATCGAACAGGAAATCCTTTCCTATCGCTCCCAAGGGTCTTTTCTTTTTCCATCCAAACCCTGGTGAGGAATCCATTTCTAGTGCCTTATATCCGTCCTCCGGCAAACCATTCACTCCCTCGAAATCACTAATTGTTGTGTGTTTCGACTCTCCAAAAACCTTAACGTGCACACCGTGTAAGTGTGACTTTACAGTCTGAAGAATGAGGGGATGAAACGCTCGCGTTCTCTTCTCATATTTCGTCAATGCTTTGCCGAAAGGCGAGATACGTTCGATATTTCTTTCATCGTCGCGCGACAATATTGCTGGTTCCGAGACATGTTCGCGCACCATGTCATGGATTTGTGAGGGGATGATGTCACTCTTTGTTGCTGCAAAGACGCTGAATGGTTGCCACACCTTTCCAAGTGTTACATATCCAGGTCCAACTAATGGACTTATCCAGTCGGGGTCTTCTATCAAGATTTCACTCTGTTCTTCTAACTCGCTCACATCTATGATCGCAGTTCCCATTGCTTCTTCCAAGTCTTCTTGAGTCAACAGGGCTCCTACTCCTCCGTTCTTATCTCGGTATCCCATTGTGTGAATACCTACTAACTTTCTCGTAAACTGTGCTCCTTGTGCAAAGTACGGTCCTCCACACATTCCTCGTTGAGAGGGAATGTTTAGAAAGAATCCATTGCACGTCAGATGTAGCGTACGACTTCCAATTCCGTCTTCTATATCCACGGTCTTTTCTTCTT